CACAACTGGCACAGCTTGGCGGACAGAAGCCAAGTGCTGAAACCAAAACAGAACAGAAACCTGACTTGTCCGGCGTTTTCGGCGCACCAAAAGTACCGAAGGCTGGCGGCGGCAAGGGCGGCGGCGGGCGTCAACCGGAAGACCCGGTGCTGAAGCAACTCGAAGCCCGGCGCGCAGAGGCTGCCCGAATCGAACGCCTGATTGCGGCTGAAGCCGACCAAAACTACCGGCTGGAGCGGTCACGGATTGAGGCTGCAACGGCGGCACTCCGGGACAGCTTCGAGCGACGACGGATTTCAGCAGAGCAGTACTATCGCGAGCTTGCCAAGTTGCAGGAAGCCCAGGCGGAGAACGAAAGACGCCGGGCGGAGCAGGAGCGAGTAAGGGAATTCGCGAAACTCCAGCAGGCGATTGTTGACCGTGAAGCGGCGGCGAAGATCAAAGACACCAAGGCGCGCGACCGCGAAATCAAGCGTCTGCTGGACGAGGAAGCACAGGCACAGGCGCGGATTATTGACCTGACCACACGGCTGGCGGAAATCGAAGCCGAACGCGAAACGGCGCGGTTGCGAACCGCACGCGAAAACGAAGAGTCCTACCGGCGCGAACAGGCGGCGATAGAAGACCTGCAAGCTGCTTTGGTTGCCGCCACTGGTGACAGGTTCGCCGTAGAGCGCTTGCGGGCGGAGCAGGAATACCTTGAGACGCTCCGGCGCGTCAGAAGCGAACTAACGCAGGCTAACGCAGACCGCGAAGCGGTGCTGGCAACGCTGACAGACGGCGAGCGCGAGCAGGTCAGACTGGCAGAAGAAATCCGCCAAAAGCGGCTGGAGCAGATTGCTGTTGACCAGGCTGTGGCGGAATTGCAGCGCGCGATTACAGAAACCAAGCGTGAGCAGGCGCAACTGGCTGAACAGATGCGGCTGGCGGGCTACACGGAAGCTGAAGTGCAGCGTGCGATCAACGCGGTGTACGAGCGGCGGAAAGCTACGCTTGACGCGCTGGCACAGAAGGCGCGCGAAGCAGCGCAAGCGTTGCCCACGCAAGAGAACGTTGACGCTGTGCGTGACGCGATTGAGGCGGTTCAATCAATCAAAGTGGTTTCGCGTGACGCCGGTGCACAAATCCGGGCTGACCTTGCCAGCTCTTTGGAAAACCTGTTTGCCGGGCTGATTGCGAACGCGCGCAACGCCAAAGAAGCGTTCAAGCAGTTTGCGCTGTCGGTTGTGCAGTCCATCGCGCGGATTATCGCGCAAATGCTCGTGCTGAAGTTGTTGCAAGGGGCTTTGGGCGGGATTTTCGGCAAAATCGGGCTTGGCGGCGTGTTGCCCGGGATACCAGGCAAGGCGGCGGGCGGCGCGGTTGCCGCTAACGCGCCGTATATCGTCGGGGAAAAAGGGCCGGAGTTGTTCGTGCCGCGCGTTTCCGGCACGATTATCCCGAATGACGCGCTGGCGTCAATGCCGGCGACACAAGCAGCGCAGCCCGTGACGATTGTGAATCGCGTGGACACTGGCAGTTTTGACGACCACTTGATGGGCGCGGCGGGTGAAAGGATTGTGATCAACCATATCCGCGCCAATCGCGGGCGGATTGCGCAGATGCTGAGGACGGTATGACCGCGCCGGTTTTCGCCTTCGAGCCGAACTGGGCAAACGGGATTGACGAAATTTGGAGCTATCGCACCGAAGTCCAAGCCGCGTGGGACGGGCGCGAAATCCGGCGCTGCACTCGTGACGCGCCACAGCGTCAAATACAGTACCCGCTTTTAACGCGCACGCCAGAGCGTCGAAACCGCATCCACCGGCGGCTGCTTGACCTGCTGGGGAAAGAGGTGCGCATTCCGGTTTGGCAGGACGCCAGTCCGGTATCGGTTGAGGCTGGAGATACGAGTTGCGCCGTCAACACGCCGGGACGCCAGTACTACGACGGCGGTGAGGCTATCCTGTGGCAGGACGAGCAGACCTGGCACGTGTGCGACGATATTGTGGAGTCGCCAACCTCGATAAGCTGGACGACTCCGACGGCAAGCGCTTTGCAGGGGCGCGTTGCGCCTCTCGTCAAAGCGCGGTTGCTGCCTGACGTTGACGGGCGGGTTTATACGGTTGACTTGGAGGAATTGCGCGTCAACGCATTCTTGGATTCAAGCGTTCTGCTTGGGCGGTTGGTTGATCACGACTACCCGACATACTCCAGCCGCATTGTGCTGGAGCACAAGAGTGACGAAAAAGACCGGAGTTTGGAATGGTCACGCCGCGTCGAAACGCTTTCCTACGAAACGGGGCTGACGACGGCCTACCCAGCGTGGTCGCAGTCCGTCGTGGCGTACGACTTCCAGTGGATTTTTTCTACGCGCGAAGCCTTCGGCAAGTTTCTGGACTTCCTACACTTGCAACGCGGGCGGTGGGGTTGGTTTTGGTGGGATACCTGGGCGCGTGATTTGCGCTTGACCGCGCCAATCAGCCCGTGGGACACGGTGATTTCGGTTGATAACGCAGCTACCGGTGCTGTGCCGCCGTGCCGTTCTGCTCTGACAATCCGGCTGAAAGACGGTACACTTTTCCGGCGCAACGTCACGGCGCAAACAGCCACCAGCGTGACGCTCAGCTCGGCACTTGGCACGGCGGTGGCAATCGGAGAGATAGACCGGATTACGTGGCTACTTCCCGTGCGATTCGACACCGATAGCTTCCGCTTCCGTTGGGAAACGACTACGCTGGTGCAGGTTGCGGCACGGCTGCGCCACGTGCTGACAACGAATTCGTGAGGGCGAAGTGAGCTGGGATACGCTTGACACTGGGCAAGGGACAAGTCGGCCAGCGCTGGCGTTCGAGTTCTTGGCGCACACCACTTACTACCGCTATACCTCGACTTGGGCGACTGTGACGATTGCCGGCCATCCATACACGCCGGAAGTGATTTCGGTCGAGCCGCTGGAGTTGAAGCCCAATCAGACAGACCAGCGGTTGACGATTCTGTGCCGCCAGGACTTGCCGGTGGTGGTGATTGCGCGTCAAGCTCGACCACGATTGCGCGTCCGAATTCGCCAGTTTCACCTGAACGACTTGACGGCGGTGCAGGTTTTCTGGGTTGGCTCGGTGATCGGCGTATCCTTCCAGGGCGTCGAGGCGCGCCTGCTCTGTGACGCGGGGACGAATCGTGTGGATGGACTGCTTGCGCCGCAGCAGTTCGGCGGCTCTTGTCAGTGGGTGCTGGGGCGCCCGTGGTGTCCGGTCAATCTTGCTACGCACACCTTCGCTGGCACGGTAACAGCCGTGTCCGGGCTTCAAGTGACGGCTTTGGAGTGGGCAGGCAAGCCGGCTGGGTATTTCGTTAACGGACACTTGATTACCGCCGACGGGCGTAGCGATACGATTGACGAGTACCTGCCGGGGCCGGGCACGGTACGCACTCGTTCCGATCTGGGCATCGCCGTAGATGATAGCGTAACGGCTGTTGCTGGCTGTGACGGGGCATTTGCGACCTGCCAAAACCGATTCGGCAGCGAGACAAACAACGGCTTAGCGTGGGGCGGGTTTCGTATTCCGTCACGTGACCCGCAACGAGGGGGGATAATCTGATGCCGTTCCCGTTGATTGCCGTCATCATTGCGATTGCGTCAATTGCGCTGAACGTGATTTCGGCGCTACTGCGCCCCAAGACAAACGACCGCCCAGAGAAAGATTGGGACATTCCAACCTCGACAGAAGGGCGGTCAATTCCGGTTGTGTGGGGGACTGATCTTCAGAAAGCGCCAAATATCATTTGGTGGGGCGACCAGAAAGAAGTAAAACGGAATAACATCTGGCGCTACTTTACAGGCATGGCGTGGGCGCTGGCGCACGGCGCGCCAACGCTGAAATCCATCGTGGTCAACGAAAAGGTTATTTGGACGGGAACTTTGACGCACGGACAGACGCTGTTTCTGGATAAGTCAAATCTGCTCGGCAAAGTCAGCGGCGGAGTTGTATTTGATTTGAAGTACTACCAAGGCAACGGGACGGCTGGTGCAGACCCATACCTAGCTTCACGGGTGCCGAATTATCCCGACCATCGGCGCGTTGCCTACCTGGTGTCGCGCGGCCCGGCAACGTGGTCATCAGGAAGCAACTGGAAGGGATATATCGGCAACTCGCCAAATCTGCCGACGGTGGAATTTGAGTTGCAACGGTTCCCAAGCGCAATTACGCCTCCGTCGTCTACCGGCCCAATTGGAACGCTGCTCCCGACTACGACACAAACGTACGCAAATCCACCAGAATGGGAAACCAGCGATGCCTGGACAGCACGCGGCTTCGACTACTCTTCTGACGGCTGGAACAATACTCACAAGTACCTGCAAGTCAGTAAACCCACCACCAGCCAACCATCTCAGTATCCCGAATTTTTTACAACTCTTGGTTCACCGTATGCTGGTTTATCAAGCCGCCCTAATACAATCACATTTGACTTGTGGGTGAACTATTTACCACCACACAGTGGGCGCATCAAACTTGCTCTCAAGTCTAATGGATCTTTAGGGTGCATCATCCCAAATGAACTTTTGACACCGAATAACTGGAGCGAGATCACCATTCCGCTCACTACACAGTGGCCTTGGCGCAAAGGCTCTGATCCTTACACTGACCCGTTAGCGACACAAGCAGAAATTGACGCTTGGGCCAAAAATTTGATCTTGATAAAGGGCATCATCTTAGACGTAGCCGACCTGTATAACTTACCGCAGGGTGATCTTATTGTGCGTCTTAAGAATTTCTGGTTTGATAAAGCCAGTTCTTCAAGCGGCGCAATTGGCGGCGACGCTAATCCTATCTGGATGCTTTACGAGGCTTTAACGAATAACGTGTGGGGATGCGGCGTTGACCCAGCAGACGAATTTGAGGGAATTGATGACGCTTCATTTCAATCGGCTGCCAGCCAGGTAGCGGCTGAAGGGTTAGGCGCGTCATACATCCTGCAGGAGTCAATGCAGTTCCCGCGCTTTGCCGATATGATTTTGCGCCACGTTGACGGCGTGTTATACCGCGAGCCGACGAATGGCAAGTGGACGGTGAAGCTGATTCGGGACGACTACGACCCGGCAAACCTGCCAATTCTGGATGAAACGAACATCATTGAAGTCCAAGAATTCGGCACGGACGTAAGCGGCAATTTACGTGACGTGGTGCGCATCAAATTTGCCGACCGCACTAAGCAATACAAAGAGTCTGTAGCAACTTTTCGCAACCCTGCGGTGCGTGCGATTCAGGGGTATTCTTCAGCAGTGGAGTTGGACTTCCCAATGGTTCGCGACCCCGGCGTTGCGCAACGGATTGCCGAGCGTGAAGCGCTGGGCTACTCGTATCCGTTGCGCCGGTTACGTGTGACGGCAACACGGAAGGCGGCAAAGTTGCGTCCGGGTGACGTGTTCCGGTTTATTTGGGCTGGGTACAACGTGGACGCAATTTTCCGCGTCACTTCGATTCGGCTTGGTTCTCCGGCTGACGGTGTGGTGATTGTTGAGGCGGTTGAGGATAAGTTCTCAATTGCTTCCACAACGATTGGTGCAGAGCCGTCACCTGCGCCAGACCCCGAAGAGCCGCCGCCGCCTGAAGAAGAATGAA